GGGTTGAGCACGACTTCCAAAACTAAAGCTTGACGCAGCATCATCACTTCCATATGTGTAAGTTACGTTACCAGTGCCTCTACCCTTTACCTTCACATCTCTAGGTGCAACTCTAGCTCCAAACCGAGGATCTCTAAAAGTAGTTAGTTTCGTCTGACCCTCTTGTGGTAAACCACCTACATCAAAGTAATAATCAATATCGCTGTACTCAGGACGAGCGAATAATTGTCTATTTACTTCCATTAAAGTTTTTTCTTGTATTTTCTCTAGATTCCAATCTGGATTATCCCCATGTCTAATAGTTAAATCCGTGTATATCTTTGTAGCTAACTCTCTAGCATCTGTTTTATAACTACTTGTAGCTAAAGCAACAGCTCTAGGTATTAATGGTTCAACCTTAGCTCCTCCGTGTACCTTTTTCTTTTCATCAGGTGAATGTTTTACGTCTGTGATTTGTTTATCTTTACTAAATGATTCAGTCAATAGAGCTAAACCATCATTAACAATACTATCTACTGCGGCGTTTGTTGTTGAAGAATTTTTAGTCTTCTCTCTTTTATAAAACTCTTTAGTATATTCTAAATAAAGGTTTGTATTTCGTATCTCATTTAGGAAGTCCTCAGGTAATTCACTTAAACTTAAATCAGGTTTAATCTCTTCTTCATATCTCTTTCTTAAAGCAGCTTCTTTTGTAGGAGATAATTGGTCTTTTATATAAGGTAGCATCTTATCTATTTCCTCATTAGCTTCAAGAAGAGTCATATTTAAAAGACCATTATTAATAAGTTCAGCATTCTTACTTTTAATTCTGTCTCTTATAAGTTTAATCTCGTTATTATCAACACCTAGTTCATCAGTCCTAGCCTCCTCTAACGCTTCATTAATTTCAGCTCTTGTATCTCTTGTCCAATTTTTGTTTACGTTGTTATAGGTATCTTGTAACTGCTTTTGTTCTTGATTACTAATTTTCTGCTGTGCTAGTAAGACATCTCTAATTCTATCTCTCATTGAAATCTTCTCATCTTTCACACCTGTTGGATACATAGCGTTTAATAACAAAGCACCTGAATCTGTTTTAATTTTGCCAAAACCTTTAAGTATGGTGGTCATACCATAGCCTTCAGATAAGTCGTTATAATCGTTCTCATTATTATCCATATACAGTCTTCCAAAATTATCAAATAACCACTGGTTATAGGCTTTAGTAGACGCAGGCATACCACTAATTTTCCATTCCTTCCAACCTTTCATATAAGCTTGCTCAACAGCAGTTTCAGCAAAAGTAGAACCTTCAGGTGTATGTGGATCTATTGTTGCAAACTCAGCACCTTCTATAAGTGTGCTCATAAAAGCTTTAGAAATAGTGTTATTAATCTTTTCCTGATTAACATCTAACTCAGCTTCAGTTACAAGATCTTTAATAGATTGTTTTGTTGACGCTACTACTGGATCTATCTTGCCTTTTATCCAAGGTTGAGGTAAATGTACATACTTTTTAACTAACTCATCAGCCTTTTGTGCTATTAGAGCTGACCTAGCACTGTCATCTTCAATCTCAGCTAAAGAGGAAGCCATCTGTTCACCCCATTTAGTTAGCTTTGTACTTACTAGTGATGCAGCACTCTCTGATTCAATTCTGTAATAGTGACTATTTATATAAGGATTTTTAAGTTGGATATATCTAGCCTCATCAAACGCCTCTTTCGCTCTAAGCTGATCTACCTCTGATGCGTTTTTAAGACTGAACTGTAAAGCATAATTTTCTTGTTCTATTAACTTATCTGCAGCGGCTTTAGCTTTTTTCTCTCTCTCTTCTCCAAGCCTACCAATCTCAGTTTTTGTTGCTCCTGACCAAGTTGCTAAAGCTTGTAAACCTTGTTCAACTTTAGGATCTGGCATATATCTTCTACGATCCATTAGTTGACCGCCAAGTTGTTGGTACTCCTGAGCTGGTGTGGCAGGTTTAACTGGATCCTGTGATTTTACAGCGTTTGCCGTTCTATTGCGTAGCTGTCTTTGTGGTTTAACTCTGTAGCTATCAGTCATTAAACTTTTGTCCTCTCAGCGTGATAATCTTGGGCTGCAGTTGCTAGTGTTCCTAAAGCATTTAAAGCAAATAGGCTAGTACTTGGTGATATAGCATCTGGGGGTTCATAACCCTCTATTGGTATTGGAGCTAATGGCTTCACTGGATCTGCTATAGGTTGTGGTGTATAGAATTGTACTGCGTTTGAAGTATTCTGACGTGCAACATCAAGTGCTTCACCAGCCCTTACCTTATCTGCTAAACGCCATTCACGAGTTATTTGTCTGTTACTGAGATTACTTAAATACTGTTGGTTATAAATATTCCTACCTGTTTCAATAGTTCTACCTACTTGACCACCTGCAATTCTTTTGGCTGAGTCAACTACTGTTTTTAATCTTATCTGTTCTAACTCTAAATTATCAGAAGCTTCTTCCTCATAGTACCTGCCATCAAGATCAGCCATTTTCTTATGAAAGTCTTCTGCAGATATTAGCGCTACCTCACCTTTATAGGCTGCTTGCTGCTGTTTACGGGCCTCTTCATACTGCCTCATCTTTTCCACATAATCAACATCTCTATAATGAGCTCTTAACTGATATTCATATTGTCTATAATTTGCCCTTTGAGTATGGGCTAACTCAGTCCAATACTTAGTTTTCTCAGCTTCTGCCTGTGATATAGCAGTATATTTAGAAACTTGACCTTTAAAATATCCACCTAAAATATCCACGCCAGCATTTAAAAACTGTGTTGATGCTGGGAAATGCTTCCAAATAGAGGGCTTTACTGTTTTTTTACTCATTTACTGGTACTTCCTCGCTACATCAAAATACAAGCCAGTCCATTCTAAAGCAACAAACTTGGCTTGATCAATGCTGTCGTTTACTACCTCTACTGTAACTTGATCATTCTTACTTTGGATATAAGCTCTGAATTTATCTTCTTCAAAATCAGACACATTACTTACAATGATACCAGCATTTAGAGGTGCTCTCCTATCAAATTCATAAGTAGTTATATCTCTATGCTCAGGAGTTACATCTACTTTGAAGTATCTTGCATCATTGTAATAAACATCCACATATCGTAATTGAAGGCGACCAGTACGATTACCAATAAAAGTGTTGTCAGTCGCAGTTCTTGAATAGGGCATGAGCTGAGGCGGCTCAAATTTGAATGTATATTTCTCACCAAAGATCCAAGACACGTTAGCTCCACTAAAATCCCCAACACTATCCAAGGTGAAAGAATTAACACCCGCAGGAATAGTTGCAGCCACGATCCAACGCTTAGAAGCTTCTGAAGTATCAGTGGTGTCTTCTTTGATGATGACAAATTGACTAGGGTTAACTGTGTAATAAGGTAAACCTATAGTAGTTCTGTTAGTTAAATTATTAAAAGTTCTAGTGACAGCACCTAAATCTGTTGTTATAGAACTAGCTAACTGCCTATCTAAAAGAAATAATTCTTTCTCATCTTGTGGTGGTCTAGAAGCATTTATACCTTCTAAATAATATTTAACTGTTCCATCCTCTGTGTATTTATTTACTGTAAATAGTGTACCTTCAATGAAATCACACCAATGAATAGACTTATTAGGGAAGGTCCACTTAGACCAAGCATTCTGTCTATTGGTTAAAGAACCTCCAGCAGCTTCCCAAAAGAATTGATAAACATAAAGAGCATCTGGATCATCCTTACTCAAAGCTACTAAATACTGATCAGTACGACTAACTGCTAATGAATCAATATTTTTGGGTATGTACTTAGGTACAGTCTCAGTTATAACGGCAGTTTGTCCGAGGTTAATACCAACAGTACGGTCAGTAGTAATAAAAGTATGTAACCCTGTGAAGTCACCCTCCTTAACAGGGAATATAACCTGAGGTCCAACTTGTTGCGGCTTGACATTTGACTCCATACTAATGGAACTAATCCTACCTACAGAAGCTGTTTCTGGAGAAAACGTTACGTTATCACCTGAGTAAAGTCTGAACTGGTTTTCATTAGAGAAGAGTACTAGTTCATCTTGCTGCTGTAGAGCGTAGTTAAGAACAGCAACGTCATTACTAACTGCTGTTAAATCAATAGGATCTGTATCTATTAACTGTAAAGAAGATTGAATCCAAAAATTATAATAATCACCAGCTTCACTAAGAATTATATTCTCCCCACTTATTAACCCAAGACGGTTTTTAAAGAAGACAATATCATTAACTGTATTATTTACAAATGACGGGCCAGGCATCTCATCAGAATCACCTGCCAATCTAGTTACCCAACCAGGGATTTTAATAGTAATAGAACCATCAGTATAGTTACTACCGCTAAAAGGTTGAGTAGTAAACCTAGTTAGCCCATCACTATTCTTATAGTAGATAAAAGCATGGGGCATTGTATTGTCATCTAGCTTTCCTGCAGTACCCCAACCTCCTACTTCTTCCCAAGAACCTCTACCATAAGTACCGTTAACACTTGTATTCTCAGCGTTGAATTTTAAATAGTAAGAGCTCTGATCAGCAGAACCGTCTGGAGCAACTATAACTGTATAACCTTCCCAAGATGCTCCAGGTAGTTCAATAATGTTTGTTACTTGATTAGTAAAACCATCCAATAAGGTATTACCTCTAGCGTCTGCAGCTACAAAGCTTGTAAAAGATCTAGACGCATTTGCTAGTCCAATTAGTATCTGAGAATCAACTACGCTGAAAGTTAAGTGATTACTAGTATCTGCGGTATCTAAAGCATTCTTAAGTTCTGTAGCAATCGTTTGTGTACTAACCGCTGTTCCTGAAGCAAGTGTAGGTGTAGTCCAGTTACCGCTAACTGTGTCTCCATTATCTAATGTTATATCTACTTGATATTTAGTAGCGTAATCAACTAACTTAACGTTAATTTGAGCTTTTATTGGTACATAAGAATTACTTATATTTGCAATGTTATATCTTGTTAAAGTCTCTGAACTGTCGTAAGTAACAGTCTTTTCTAAGTTTGTGACGAACACATAATCTTGAAATGAAGTAGCTCTAAACCTATCTCTAGCTCTACCTGATCCTCTGAAATATTCTAAATTAGTACTAGTAATATTTGAAAATACCTGCTCTATAGGTACAACACTAGGAACAGTACCACTTATAGGTTCTACTTCAGCTACACCAGCTACAAATGTATAGCTAGAATTTACCGTAGCTGTGATACCACTCCCACTACCTGTAGTCGCCTTATTTAAAGTAATAGTGGTAGTACCTATTTCTGCAATTGTTGAGCCAGTTGGTATATTTGTGCCTGTTATTGCAGCACCTACGAATAAATCAGAGACACCTCCTGATGTAATAGTTACAACTGAGGTTCCATTAGTTGTCACAGTCTTAGTAACTGTTCTGCTATCGTCAGCAACTATTAAAACAAATCTTTCAGTTGAACTTCTGTTATAAACGTAATACCAAGCCTCATCCCATTTAATAGTACCTACTAAAGTATTACCACCTGAATTTTTAGTAAGTGTATCTATCCTTTTAAAGGGGACACTTCCTAATCTTTTTTTAAGACCTTCTACTAAATCACAGTTAGCATTCTCCAAACTTTTAGCAAAACCAGGTAAAACAAAACTAGCTGCTTGTTGGTTAACACCCTTATTTAAAGGACCAATAATTTGACTATAAAGTTCTTTAGACATTAGCGATCTAAAATATCAGGACCAAAGGTTGTCATTACACGGCCTCCATATAAGTCATCAGGACCACTTATGAAGTTATAATTTTGTGCCATATCTTCTGTTCTCTTTAATATTCTAAGAGCATTTTCTTCATCATCAGCGGTATAAGCTTCAATACTAGTAGAAGTAACTGCACGATTAGCAAATATTCTACCTGAACGTATCATTATATATCTCCTCCCTGTTTCCGGTAAATCATCCCAATCTAATTCTTCAACAATTTCAGCTATAAGATCACTAGTGCTACCTGTAATAGCTACACCTAAACTACCTCTTAAATCGTAAGTAGCTTTAACACGATCATAAATTTTTGTCCCTCTAAGAATGAACCGTTGAGAAGGATATGAAATTGGATTAAAACGTACAGCTAAGGTGTTACTTCCAAGAGTTGTTTGACCATTAGCGTCTAAAGGTATAGAAGCTGCTACACGGGTATTCCAAGACCAGCCAGCACCTTGAACTTCAGTACTTATTTCATCTAACACACTTTCAGCAAGACTTGTATCTCCAGTTAAAGGTGGAGTTAAAGAGTTAACAGGTGCTTCCCCAATTATGGAGAGAAGTGTATTTACTGCTTTTAATTTTGTAGTTGCCATATTTAAACAAAAAGGGGAAACTTTCGCCTCCCCCTATTGTATGCGGTAATGCTAATTAACAGTTACCAAGGATTGCCATCATGGAGTAATGAAACTGCACAATCAGGACGGAGAATACCGTGTCCAACTGCGTAGCTTGCAACCATCATGGTGGATTGAGTCATTGCTTTGTACTCAGATCCAGTCATCTGCATATTCAGATCCTTAAGAGCTACTGTTCCTACTGCTTCTTTTGTGAAGCATAGTCCGAACAAGTTAGTAAGAGTTGAGGTGTTACCCTGCTCATCTTGCCAGTAGTCGTTAGTACCTGCGGCTGCAGTACCATCAGAGCCGTCATTACCATTTATGTAGTTAGGACGCTCACCTCTGGTAGTAGCTGATTGAGCTGCAGTACCTGAGTAGCTATTGCCGTAAGCTGCAGAACCAAGGTTGTTAGAAGTCTTAACTGTAAATCCAGCAACACTAAGAACCTTGTTACTCTTGAATGATCCGTTCTCTCCACCGCCTGAGTTCCAGTCAGTGTTGATTGCACGGTCAGAATTGATTACATCGTAGTAAGCACCAGGGCTTAGAACAACGATACGACCATCCTTAGGTGCATCCTTCTCATCAAGTGCTTGACAAGCTTTGTATAGATTCTCAACAATTAGGTCGCCTCTAGCGTTGCGGTTAGCAGCACCGTTAAGGTCGATACCTGTGTAAGAAGTTCCACCAGGAAGCTTACCAAGAACAAATACTCTTTCACCAACATCAAATGCAGCTTTAGTACCTGTACCGATAGCACCGATTGGGTTGACAACAATAACAGAAGGAGATGCGTTAGTAGCGGTTGTTGTGATAACACCGTAAGCTCCGCTGTCCTCTCCGTACATAACTGTGCCAGCAGCGAATGTGGCAAAGTTAGCCATCTGGCCTGACATTGTTATGTTGTTGCCTGAGC